TTCATAGTGAGCAGGCATAGGTTCAAATGCGTGTACCTGCTGAAACAATGTTGACCAATGATCTACGCTGATTCCTACATGTGCTCCTATATCTATTACTGTACAAAAACTATGCACATACTTTAAGGCCTGAATCCTAGAGTTCAATCCAAATAATCTTATGTTCTGGTTAAATTTTTCAAAATAATCTTCATAAGGTAGATTAAACCCATCAACTAAATGCATTGGGTATTTAGTCTACCCAACAATCTTTCAACCGGTCCGCCTGACGCAATCTCGCCTAGTGTCCATTCTGTATGACATAGATCTTCCAACCACGCGGCGCGATCAGGATGTGGAGGATTTTCTATTTGTGATAAGTCCCAGTTGGCAATTGGACTTGCCAAACTGTCTGGACCAACAAACACTGGCACACCTGCCATCACGGCTTGCGGCCCTGGCCCTGAGTTCCAATTCAGTACACAGTGAGCACTACTCAACACTCGATCAAAATCAAAATCATCGTATGATCCCGCAGTAAATCCTGGACGATCAATCAAACACCCTGAAGGTATATTGCATCCACTTCTTGGATGTGATCGAATCACAATAGGTCGATCAGAGTGTTTTCTAATTTCTGCTACAGTTGATTCCAACCATTGATCCATTGGCGGTTGTCCGTGCCACTGCTCACTATCTTGTCGTTGCATGGCAATCACAATATTAGATCCGTTACGCCATGGTTGTAATTTTAAATTTAAATTGACAGCACGATTAGCGATGAGATTGTCAAAATTGTAACTGCCAATACCAGTGCCATTGATGCCAATCTTCCAGGTTTGCCCACGTTGTATCATGCCAACTTCGGCAACAATCACCGGCTTGCCTTGACGCCTAAATGCTGCGTAAACTTCTTGATTGGGACGCATCCGTCCAGCCCACAGCATACTCCATATCACAGCCACATCGGCGGTGAGGTCATGATAAACCACCGTGTGTCCTTGAGACACAAGTCCTTGGGCAATGGCTTGAAACACCGGCACTGAATTCTTGGCACCAAAGTTATTAAATAGACTGATCTTCATTGTGATTAAATAGTTATATATGCATAAAATAAACTCACACTGGTATTCGTCTGAACCGCCCAATGGCTTCTTCAGCCAACGCCTGCAAGACGTAGTAGATGTACACTATCAGCAACGATATCGATACTATGTGTATCAAAACATACCCAGCAAGCGTGTCATGATTGACATTGGTGCCAATATTGGTATATTTGCCAGACCCAGTGCAGAACAGTTCGAACATGTGATATGTTTTGAACCAGTGCTTAAAAACTTTGAAGTGCTGGAGAAAAATTTAGAAAACTACAGCAACGTTGAACTCTATAATTTAGGTCTCAGCGATAAAGATCAAACAGCAACATTTGAATTACAAACCCTCAAGTGTGGACACACCACACAAGTAGCAGAGTTTGTGCCCAATCCAGAATTCGAACAACACACTGGAGAGTTAACCACACTGGATCGATTCAATTTTGAATCAGTTGATTGGATCAAGATTGACGTTGAAGGTTTTGAAAATGCAGTGTTAGAAGGAAGTCGAGACACCATACAACGTAATAGGCCATGGCTGCTGATTGAAGACAACGGTCAACAAGACCAGCATAGACAATGGCTCAATGATTTGTGCGGTCCGTATGAGGCAGCTTTGGTCAAGAGTAAAAGCAACACAATATGGATACCACTATGAATCATTTACCGTATGAGCGACAAGGATTTAGTCAAAACCATGAAACTGGAATCATTGAATACATGTTAGCAGGAATATTAGATTCTGACAAAACTTTTGTAGAGATCGGATTCGGTGATGGAACACAAAACATGACTCTAGACTTGCTACATCAAGGATATTCGGGGGTCGGTATAGATGGCTGGGATTGGGATCCATCCGTGGTTGAACGGTGGCCTGACCAATTGATCAAAATACAACGAATGATTTCTCCCGGAGATGTCGCACAGTATATCCCAGAACAATATTGGCAACCAGACTTTTTTAGTCTAGACATTGACACTTTTGATTATGAAATAGCATCAACCCTGTTGAAATCAGGATTCCGCCCAGCCACAGTATGTTGTGAGATCAACAAGCACTTTGGTAATGACTGGGGTAGTTTTCCTTATGTTGAAAACCCAGTAAAAAAAGTCACATACAATAGAAGATTTCTTTTTGGTTGTTCATTATCAAAGTACAAAGATTTGTGGTCACAATACGGATATGAGTATTTTACATTTGACACCAGAGGAGTGAATGCATTTTGGTTCCACCCAGATCGAGTCAGCATAGATTTAGATGTTCCTAGAAATCAAACACTTGATGAGATAGATACCAGTGTGCTAAAACAACAAATTGCCGATCATCAGTATTGGGGCAATAAACAAAACGAAATATATCAAACAATATGAAATACGCAGTACTAACAACATTCCACGCCGAGGGTTACCAACGCTATGCCAGCCGCATGATTGATACATTTTTACAAAACTGGCCTCAAGAAGTCGACTTATACGTTTACACAGAAGACTGTACTATTACACAATCTGCACCCAACCTGCATGTGAGAGACCTACATGCTGTGAGCCCAGAAATTGTGGCATTCAAGCAACGCTGGGGGTCAGACCCTAGAGCACGTGGACTAGTTGCTACAGGACCTGCGGACCGCAAAGGCAAAGCACCAGGCATAGGTTTCCGTTGGGACGCAATACGATTCAGTCACAAAGCATACTCTGTTGTTCACTGTGCTGCCAACTGCGATGCGGACGTGTTGTTCTGGATGGATGCAGACATGGTGTGCCATACACCTATCTCCACGGACTTTATTACCAGTCAAATGCCCGCCAAGATAGGACTGGCCTACCTAGGACGCGAACGTAAGTTTAGTGAATGTGGTCTGTACGGCATGAACCTACGTGATACTGCTACACTAGCGTGGCTCAAAGAGTTTCAGTTGGCCTATGATTCAGGACGCCTTATGACCATGGCCGAATGGAATGACTGCTGGGTGTTTGATGAGACTCGCAGCGAAGTGCAAGCCACACACCCTAAATGGCGCCAACTAAACTGGAGTGCAGGATTGATCAAAGGAGAAGGGCATCCACTGATCAACACTGCCTGGGGTGCGTATCTTGATCATCTCAAAGGCAAGCGCAAAGAAACTGGTCGTAGCCCAGCCAAAGACCTTGTTCAACCACGAAGCGAAAGTTATTGGTCTGCTTGATATTCTGCCTTGCTGTGTTTGGCCTTGTAGTGTATTAGATATTCACCTAGTACTGTGTGTGGTAAAGGTGTTTTGTAAGGTTTGGCAAATCCCTCACACAAATCATACACTGGGGCATCAGCAAAATTGACAGCAGCTCCCAACACATCATTGTCGTAGAATCTGCGCAGGTCTGCATGATCACATTCAACATAGCGTCTACGATACTCATGTCTAAAAGTTTCAAACTTTGCATGCTTGGCGTTTACAGCAAACACACCAGTTTCGGGCACAAGCCATGATCCAGGATTGCCTGATTTGTCGGTACTGTAAGTCACGCCCATGTACATGCTGAGATCTTCAGACCGCAGGCAGTCCAAGATCAGGCGGGCCGGCAATGCTTTCATAGTGACTACATCAGCATCCAACCACAATATCCAATCTGCAGTGCTGTGATACATGGCATGTATCACACTGAATGCTTTCTTGCTGAACTTTTTCACTTGCACACCATAGGCAGTGTCTTTTTGCAATTCATGATACTTTGGGTCCACTTGCAAGTTAAAATCAATCTGCTTGATTCTTGCATGGTCGGGCAAGACAAAACCTTCTACATAACAGGTCAACTCAAACTGTGAATCCCAGTGTTCTAAGAAACTGCTTACACAATCCTTGCCTATTAGGTCATAGTATCTTTGATCAAAGCTGGTAATAATTTCTATCATTTTTCCACGAACTTTCTCATGTGTGCCCAGGCTGTGCCGTCTTGGAGTTCTTGGTGACTCCAGTGGAACTGGCTGAGACGTTGTATCCATGCGTCACGGTCCGGTGTTATGGGAGTTTCTATTTTGTCCAATCTTGTTTCAGCAATTTCTCGCACTTGACTGCGTTCGGGATCAGTGACAAAAACTGGAATACCTTCAATTGCTGCACCCACTGCAGGGCTGGAATTATGATTGACCACCGCCCAACAATTTTTTAAATCATGCTCTAGCGATGTGTCTGGTGTGCTGAGTTCCACATTGAGCAGTCTGCGGCCCACACACAGTTTCATCAATCGATCGCAATATTTCTTGGCCCGCTTGTCGCCAGGGTGCGCACGTATTCTAATGGGCCGGTTGGTATATCTGCGCAATTGCAGTATGATCTTCATTGCCCAGTCCAGTACTTCAACTCCGCCCATGCTCCAGCCACCGTCACGTTGCAAACACAACAGGACATGATTGCCTTGTGTGCGCCAAGGTTTGAGATGTATGTTGAGATTTTGTTGCACTGCTGACCACCGAGACGGGTCAGGTGCAGTGTCACAGTATTGTCCTGTGTTGGGGAATATGCCATCAAAACTGTAGCGCAGCCAGTAGCCAGGATTGGTTGTGTTTTTGTACAGAAAAAGATTGCTGTCAGCAATCACAGTGCGCCCGTTGTACACACGTTGCCCGTCCAGTATCTGCTGACGCAGTTGCAGATGTGGGGCAGTTTTGCCATGTTCGTGTACCCAACCCAGTATCACAGCCACGTCACTGGGCTGATAGGTAGCGTCATCTACAATAACACCTTCGTCGCCGCAGGCCTGTACACCTTGAATAAAAAACTTCAAAGTATTGAGTTTGTCTGTGGCAGCTTTAAGGCTTTGTTCAGACGTGTATTCTAATTTTTTTGGCAGCGTGGCCAAATAGCTTACGACTTTCATAGTTCTTGCATCATTCTAAAAGCTGTACCATCGCGCAGTTCGCGCACATGATATTGACCATAGGCCATACTATGGCACCATGCATTTAATTTGTCTTGATCTGCCCAGTAAGGATTGTCAATTTGACTCAACTGCGTATTGGCCACAGGTTGTGCTATATGGCTAGGAGCCAGTACAAATGCTGGCACTCCTGACAAAATAGATTCTACTGCCGCAATACTGTTAAATGTCACAAGAGCATGAACGTCTTGGGTCAGCACCTGCTGCAATGGCGCAGTTGATACCCGGTCAATTCGCTTTGGTGCTCGTTGACGCACTTCCACCGGACGGTTGGTGTATTTTTTTATTTCTTCAATAGTTTGTTGCACCCACTGTGCTTGATCTATTCCATAATACCTACAGGGCTTTTCGTCAGGTGCCGCAATAATAATTTTTTTGCCAAATTTTCTTGACTGTAGGTTGATGCCAAGAGCTTGCCAACGATCGTTTGGACGGGGTCGTATTTCAGTTTGTTGCAAATCGTTCTTGACAATGCGATGATACAGTTTATTGCCCACAGGGTTTAGTCGGTTGATGTTGTTGCCAACATAGCCAGAATCCACGTAGTAAAAATCTTTGCCGTCGGCCAGGCATTTTTGCATGATCTTGTATTTCAAGATACCACGGAGCACTGGAGTCATGCTGTCTTGCAGTACATCATACCTGTAGTCAAAAAAGTCTGTGTTAGTGGGTTCTTTACCTGCGCTATTGGCCAACATGTTGATGTATTCATCTTCGCCACCTTTGCTAAGAAAAATAAAATTTGTCATCAGGTGCTCCTTTGTTGACAATAGTCAGTCAGTAGTCTTTCTTTGTGCCAATCTTCTGCAAAATCTCCCACATCTGCAAACTCATGAAAGCACGGTGTGCCCAAGGTATAGTGTACCAGTTTGGCCAAAGGATTCCATTCATATTCAACATCCAACCAGTTCCACTCTGGGGGCAGTTCACCAATGCGTTCATCGTCTATCCAGGAGAATCTGTGCAGTTCAGACCCTGTTGATTTTTGCACAAACTCAGGAGTTAGTTTGCGGTTGGGATAACTGTTGCAGTTCCACAGTATCACACTTGACCAATTCTTTCTTGGATAGTCTTCGTTCTTAGACCCAAGATACTTTTCAGTCATGCGTGTTTTGTAGTCGTGTTTGACCACCATGACGTCGTTGTAAGGACTTTGTAGATTCCATAGTTCTACAATGTCTCCGCGCAGGATCATGTCGCCATCAATGAATATGGCCCAGCCCTGGTAGTCCATCAAGTGTGGCACAAGAAAACGGCTGTAGATAAATTGATTGCTGCCATCAGTGTGTGTTTCATCGTAGTCTTGAAACAAGTTTAGAGCCACTGGGATTATGGCCACTGGCTGGCTGGCTTGCCTAATGATTGAGTTCACACACACGTGATATGCTACGGCTTCCCTAGGATCGTATCCTACAAACACAGGAATTGGTTTCATCGACGTTCAATATCTTCCTCAACACAGCAATCACCGTATTGTATTTCAATCAATTTGAGTGGTTGGTCAGTTTCATTGCACAACTGATGCCATTCGTTTGTTTTGATAAATGTGTGTTCATGTATGACAAGACTGCACTTGACTTCTTGATCAGTTGAAGCTTCATCCAAGGTGTACACCGTGGCCGCGCCTTCAGCCACAAACCAAAATTCTGCACGTTGATCATGTCGTTGCATGCTTAGGCATGTTTTGGGCATCACAGTAAGTTCTTTAAGTTTGGTATTGGCACCTACTTCATGCAACACACGATAGTAACCCCATGCACGATCAGTTTTTGGTGTTTTCCATTCAGTCAGTATCCATGAACTTGAGTTTAATTTGTTTTCGCCACCTACTCCAAAGCAAAAGTCTACATCATCAAATACCATTTCGGGAATATTGTCGGCTGTGCGATCTCCGCCATTGGCAAAGATAAATTTAGTGCCCGGACGTATGTAGAAGTCCCGTACCGAACGGATGGCATCGATAGCAGTGTCATCATCATCATTGAACTCAATTACCTTGTCTACCATGCGTAAGTTTTCAATGATAGCCCGCCGCTCAGTAGCAGACATAAACGGTCGACCTTTTTTGCGTGTGAGCCATGCATCGCTGTTGATACCAACCACAAGTCTATCGCCTAGTGCTCGGGCTGCTTCAAAATAGGCAATGTGTCCCGAATGTAGCGGATCAAATCCACCTGTAACTAATACTATTTTCATGTAGATATTTATAGGCTAAGATTATGAGTAAATACAAAATGAATCACTTTTATCAAAACATCGACGGATTTATGAGTCATAAAAACACAGTAATGTTGGACATTGTGTTGGACTTGTTCCCAGCAGGAGGCTGTTGGGTCGAGCTGGGTGCGTGGACTGGCAAAAGCACAGCCTATTGCGTGATTGAATTGTTGCAGAAAAAAAAGTTTGGTAAATTCTACTGTGTGGACACCTGGGACGGCGGCATAGAACTAGCTGAACAAGACATAATAAAATCACAAACTTTGGAACAAGTGTTTGCACACAATGTGGCGCCGGTATTGGATCTTATTGTACCTATCAAAAGTTTGAGCTGGGACGCAGCCAATCAGTTTGACGATGGCAGTGTGGACTTTTGTTACGTTGATGCTGGACATACCTACGATTGTGTGATAAAAGATCTGCATGCCTGGTGGCCAAAAATACAACCCGGTGGCCAATTTGGCGGTGATGACTACACCAAGGGGCATCCAGGAGTACAAAAAGCTGTGTGGGAATTTTTTGGCAATCGTAATCTCAAAGTACGCCGCTCTGGACGCTGCTGGTTGGTGGACAAGCCCAGATTTTGACAACAGCGGTATCTAGCTACTTAAATATCCCATGACATGGCTTAAACATTATCGTGAACAATATTTTGATTGTTTGAACTCAAACACCAGCGGCGCCAAGCGTGGCTTGCATGAAGGTTTGTATTGCCGTGCAGATGGCTTTGATTTGATATTTGCCTACCTGGAAAGTCTCCAGCAATCTCAATACCACATTGTGGAAACTGGTACTCTGCGTACCCCAGGCAACTGGAAAGATGGACAAAGTGCTCGATTGTTTGTGGAGTTTGTCGAGCACCACAGCGGCACAGTAAGATCAGTAGACATTGATCCTGCGGCAGTTGACATTGCTCAGGCAACCTTGCCCAATGCTTGTTTCCTTGCCAGTTGCAGTGACAGTGTGACTTGGCTATTGCATCAAAACGATCTTGACCAAGTAGATTTGTTTTATCTAGACTCTTGGGACGTAAAATGGAAAAACGATCATGACAGCGCCGAACACCACTTGAAAGAATTTCAAGTCATTGAATCACACATCAAACCAGGTGCTGTTGTGGCCATAGATGACAATGCTAGATTTTTAGAAGACAATCGTAGAACAGGCAAAGGTCGACGCATTGTCGAATATCTAGCACAACAAGGCAAACAGCCCATTTACGATGCTTACCAAATAATTTTTAAATTTTAACATGATAATAGATACTACACTTTTCAACAACGAGTTTGACATGCTGGATATACGTCTGGAGCTCACCAAACACTACGTGGACAGTTGGGTCATCTGTGAAGGCAATCGTACCATGAGCGGTCGACCCAAACCATTCTATCTGTCTGACAACATGGCTCGCTACAGCCACTGGGGAGATCGACTGCGTGTGGTGCGCCTTGACATTCCTGAGACCTGGACCAACTGGGACATCGAAAACGGACAGCGCTCGGCCTTGTTAGAAGGCTATCAAGATTGCAGTGATGACGACATTGTGATGCACAGCGACTTGGATGAAATTATTAATCCTGAGTTATGGCCAGAAATATTACAAACGGTCAACACTGCCAATCAGCCTGTGACTTGCACACTTGACATGTATATCTATCGGTGGGATCAACAAGTGGATCGTAAGTGGACTGGAAATGTTGTGGCCAAAAAACACATGTTTGCAGACCCATGCAAACTATACAAGGGTTTGCAGAGTGGAGTGGGACATGCCCAAAAGAAAAAAGACCGTAGTCACTGTGTACTGTTCCCCAAAACTGCTGGTTGGCATTGGGGCTGGATTGGCAATGATGACATCATCAAGAGCAAGGCCTGGAGTTGCATTGAGACACAACATCGAGATGCAGATGAAATGCTAGAAACATTCAAACGCCTTGACGGCACTGCTATCAATCACAAAACTGCCACGCACCAAGTTGACCCTCAGTATCCCCCACTAGTTGATGCTGTGTTACGTCAATATCCCTATTGGTCATGAGCAAACACTCTCCACAACATGATCAGATTGTAGATTGCGCCTGTGTAATCCACGGCACAGGTTATGACTGGCAGTATGTGGAAAAATTGTACAACATGTTGTCACGACATCTGCACATGGGTATACGTTTTCATGTGTACACCGAGCAGGATAGGCCAGTACCGTCACACATGATCAAACATGTGGTAAAAGAATGGCCAGGTATTTCAGGACCCAAACGTGAATGGTGGTACAAGATGCAGTTGTTCAATTCTGAATATCACGCAGGCAACTTGCTGTACTTTGATCTTGATTGTGTGATCATAAATGATTTGAGTTGGATTCCAGCATTGAGTACAGAATGCTTTTGGACCATTAGAGACTTCAGGTATCTCCAACGCAAAACACATTCAGGAATGAACTCAAGTGTAATGTGGTGGAATGTTTCAAAATTTGCGCATGTGTGGCACGAGTTTGATCAGTTAGACATCAACAGAACAGTTGTAAAATACCCCGGAGACCAAGACTACTTGGGAGTGGTAATTGACCCCATGCAACGCAGATACTTTGACCAACAACATCTACAAAGTTGGCGCTGGCAGGTGGCCGATGGTGGCTATGACTTTGCTGGACGAAAACCCAACAAGCCTGGTACAGGTGCCAGTCCATACGTTGGCGGCGATACCAGCATATTGGTATTCCACGGGCGCCCCAAGCCGCACGAAATAAATGATCCTGTTGTTGCAAACAACTGGTGCTAGGTAATACTCTAGTAGTACTTGACCAGAAATTCCCATTCTGCTATACTAGTGGCATACAAAGCAAAAAGGAGTCAGCAATGGGATATCGTGTGGTCGACACCATAGATGTTATGCGCAACAAATACAGTGCTCGTGCAGGACTGGAAGGCCCATTCAACTTTTCTGGTCGTGTGTTGTATTATGACAACAAAGAGGGCCAGTACTACGATCCTACTACTGACTTCTATGTGGAGCAGGCTGAAATGGACGCAATCAACACCCGTTTCTTTGAAAACTTCATTAAGTAATACTTTGATAGTACTTGACCAATAATTCCCAAAATGCTATAATACTGACATACAACGCAAAAGAGGACAGATTATGAAGGTAAAACTTTTTGTTACAGGTAGTCAAAATTACATGTATTTCAAAAATAAACTGCCTACCAGGCGTTGGGATTACTGTGAGACAGCCCGTACAGTGACCATTATTCCTGATCCAGTCAACGTGTATCAAGACGGTGAGTATGGTTTTGTGACAGTTTTTGGTCGTAAGATTTTTGTCAAATGTGACGGAAGTCATTGGGAAATTGTTGGCGCTGAGAAATCAAAAAGTAATACTTTGGTAGTACTTGACCAATAATTGCCAAAATGCTATAATAACCACATACAAAGCAAAAAGGAGCCAGCAATGCAGATCACCACAGCCGTCAAACAAATACAAAAAGAAGCAGACTTTCAAGGCATGGGCCTGTTGGAAGTTTTACAAGACATCAAACAACATGGTCGCATGATGTACAGTGAACGCACAATGGAAGCGTTTGTTGTTTTTGTGCAACAAGGGCAAGAACTGTTTGCCCCGGTTGACCATTAATTCAACATTTGCTATAATAGAGACATAAACAGTAAACAACCGCATTTCAAAGGAGCCAACAATGAGTGCAATTCGAGTCATCAAAGGTGTGTATCGCAACAAACCCGTTCGCAATATCGCTTTCAATCTTGTGTCCGGTTATCAAACTGGCGCCAAAGGTAATTTTGTGACAGTAGAAAACAATGGGACATTTCCTGATTGTCCCGACACCATCCGTATCAAAGTCAACAACATCAAAGACATCGAGTATGTCAATGGAGAAGCAGTGAGTAATGACAACACCGTGGCCTTTGTTGCCGCACAAACTGAAACTGAAACTGAAGATCAAATTATGACTCGCATCCGCGAGCGTTTTGACATTCTTAACGACATGACCAAAGCCTGTGTCAACGGTGACATCCGTGCCATGATTGTGTCGGGTCCTCCCGGAGTGGGCAAGAGCTTTGGCGTCGAGCGTGAGATCGAAAAGGCCACACTGTTTGACAAATTGGCAGGCAAGCGCCTTCGTGCCGAAGTTGTGAAAGGTAGTGCAACACCTATTGGTTTGTATCAGACACTGTACAAGTATTCAGATGCCAATTGTGTGTTGGTGTTTGATGACTGTGACAGTATTTTGCTGGACGACGTGGCCCTGAACTTGTTGAAGGGTGCCCTGGACTCAGGTAAGAAACGTACTATTTCGTGGTTGTCAGAGTCAAGTGCTTTGCGCCGAGAAGGCATTCCTGATCGTTTCGAGTTCAAGGGTTCGGTAATTTTTATCACCAACTTGAAGTTTGACACAATGAAATCGCAAAAATTGCGTGATCACTTGGATGCACTGCAATCGCGCTGTCACTACCTGGATTTGACACTTGACACCATGCGTGACAAGGTGTTGCGTATCAAGCAGATTGCCAAGGACGGCGTGCTGTTTTCAGACTATGATTTTGAGCCTGTAGTACAGGACGAGATTGTGGAGTTCATGGAAGCAAATCAGAATCGCCTGCGTGAGATGAGCTTGCGTATGGCCCTGAAGATTGCAGACTTGCGCAAGAGCTTTGCAGGCAACTGGAAGCGCATGGCTGAGACCACATGTATGAAGAGTGCCTAACATGGCTTGGCTTCTTGTGCTACTGTAAATATTTTTAGGGCACATTGGCTTTGCATTCTTGTTGGCATTCTTTATTTTGATACTTGATTAAGATTTACCCCGGAGATTGGTTGGCTCCGCTCCGGGTTTTTACACAGGCTCTTCGGAACCTGTTTTTTTGACTTTACTTGTTAAATACTATATAATTAAACATGATTGTTAAACATATTACCTGTATTGATCATCCATTTTTGCCATTGACGCAAGCTCATAGTCTACTAGATCAATACACAGCTGTCGACGATGTTGTCATACTTTTAGATCATCTTTGGGAACCTCAGTTATCAACCGCTTTAATAAAGACTTTTGTTGCGGTCATTAAGGAAAAACGTCCTTGGAAAATATTGCTGATAGCAAATTCATGGGAAAAACCCAATGCAGGATTTATACAAGAAACAAGAGTCGACGATGTGTTGTATGTTGACTTTTTTTTGTATCGGGTGTTTAAAGAAATTGTAGTGCATAAAAAAAGTGCATTTAGACAAGTAGGCAATTCATCAATATTTGATAGACAAAAATTTTTATTTTTAACTGGAAAAGCGGCTAGGGTTAATCGCGTAGGACTACTAAAAAAATTTGCAGATGCTGGATTAATGACTCATGCAGAATGGTCTTTTCATCATTACGAATTAAATAAAAAATATAATCGATTGGTCAAAAATCAACTACCAGAATTAACTGATGAAGAATTTGAAGAATTTGTAAAAACATGGTCGCGTAATCCAGACAACATTGACATTGCTCTAGCGCCCGATGGATCTGGTTATGAGTACAATGGTATTCCGTATGATGTTGGTCTTTATATGCAGACTGACTTTTCAGTAATAAGTGAAACCAGTTTTTGCCAGACTGACAACCCGTGGATAACCGAAAAAGTATGGATTCCAATACTTAACAAGCATCCATTTATCATAGCAGGGGATACAAACACCTTACAAAAATTAGAACAAATGGGATTTGAAACCTTTAGAAATTTTTTAAAAATACCCGACTATGATCAAATTGCAGATACTGCCGATCGATTAACAGCAGTTGTAGAAAATACCCAATATTTTTTAGACAACATAAAGAAAAATTCTGTATTGATAACCCAAGATGTGAACTGGAATTTTTCAAGACTCAATGCATTGTATCTTCAAAATAACGAACGCATTTTAAATTTTATGTATACTCATGAGCTGACAGAATTGACAATTGATAATATAGTTTCTACGGGCGGGCGAATGGAAAGTTATAATAATAAAAAAGAACAAGATCGCATCTTTGCTACATTTTACAATAATGTCAAAGATTCTGCCTGGCCAGATGCAAAATCGATTGATGAGTTTTATAAACTGTCAGAACATATACAACATGAATGTATTGATACTTTTGGTCTTGTACTACCTACAAAATGAAAAAAGCCAGAATAATAATTCGAGACGAAATAAACATTAAGATTGAAGGCCTGGACCTGGATGCTCGCAAGGTCTTGGTCACGGCGTTCAAATACGAAAACCCTGCCGCACGTTATTTGCCAGCAGTACGCTTGGGACGCTGGGACGGCAAGGTAGCGTACTTCCAACTGGGTGGATCAACTTATGTGAATCTGTTGCCAGAGATCATGCCTATTCTGGAACGGTTTGACTATGATATTGAACTGGATGATCAGCGAGACTATTCAACCATATTTAACTTTGAATCAGTCACTGAAGCAAGTTTTGCACATGTGAAATGGCCTAAGACCCATCCTGCCGCAGGTGAACCCATCATATTGCGTGATTATCAAGTGGAGATCATCAACAACTTCTTGGCCAATCCACAGTGCATACAGGAAGTGGCCACTGGTGCAGGCAAGACCATAATGACAGCAGCCTTGAGCAATGCTGTTGCACCATATGGACGTAGCATTGTGATTGTGCCCAACAAAAGTCTTGTGACACAAACCGAAGCAGATTATATCAACATGCAACAAGACGTTGGTGTGTACTTTGGTGACAGAAAAGAATATGGACGCCAACACACCATATGCACATGGCAGAGCCTAAATAACTTATTGAAGAACAGCAAGGCCGGCATAGGTGACTGCACCATAGGTGAGTTTCTGGAAGATGTTGTGTGTGTTATTGTGGATGAAGTACACATGGCCAAAGCAGATGCACTCAAAACTTTGTTAACAGGCGTGATGGCGCAAGTGCCAATTCGCTGGGGATTGACTGGAACTGTGCCCAAAGAAAAGTTTGAAAGTCAAGCACTGCTTGTGAGTCTTGGTCCGGTGATTGGCCGGCTCAGTGCCAGCGAACTGCAACAACAAGGCGTGCTGGCCAACTGTCATGTTAACATTGTGCAGTTGATTGATCATGTAGAGTACAAGGACTATCAAAGCGAACTCAAATACCTGCTGGAAGAGTCCGGACGCTTGGACACCATGGCTGACTTGATAAATCGAGTAAATGAAACAGGCAACACACTAGTGCTGGTTGACCGGACCGAATGTGGTAGACAACTGGTAGAACGCCTGGGTGACCGTGCAGTGTTTGTATCGGGAGCAACCAAAACAAAAAATAGACAAGCAGAATACGACGAAGTGGCTGACGCAACAGACAAAATCATTGTGGCCACATATGGTGTGGCTGCTGTGGGTATCAATATTCCTCGGATTTTTAATTTAGTTCTTGTGGAACCCGGAAAGAGTTTTGTGCGGGTGATTCAGTCAATCGGTCGTGGCATACGCAAAGCCGAAGACAAAGACCATGTTCAAATCTGGGACTTGACCAGCACCTGTAAATTTGCCAAGCGTCATTTGACCAAACGCAAACAGTTTTACAAAGAAGCCAACTATCCTTTTACACAAGAAAAACTGGATTGGATGAAATTAGGATGAGTTTAGATTTTATGAAAGACGACGGGGTATTCATGCCCATGCTCAATGACACTGGACGAAATATTTTTTATAAAGCTGCAATTGAAGCAGCAGTTCCAGGAAAAACAGTATGCGATATTGGCGCAGGCACAGGATTTTTAAGTGTGCTGGCAGCACATGCTGGAGCAAAGCATGTGATTGCAGTTGAAAGAGATTTGCAAAGATATCAGTATGCCAAATCAATCATTGAAAAATTGCAACTGACTGATCGTATTGAATTGGTGCACGGGGACTTTCTTGACCTTGACATCCGAGCAGAGGTATACGTGTCAGAAACCATCAACACACAAATATTTGGCGAAGATATGATAAAATTATCCAACCATGCACAACGGCACGGCGGCGAATTTATACCTGGTCAGTTTAAAATTCACGCAGAAGTATATCAAATGCATCCAATATTTGTTGTTGACCAATCGGGGTCAGAAGCATTTGAATATCAACCTGACATTGACGTTGATCCTGCCTTTGCCAACATCATTGATACTGATTTTCAGCAACAGTACAGTCTGGCTGACACACGTTACCGGGCCAATCAACTCAATAGATTGTTTACAATGTTGCCACAGTTTACTGATCTAAAACTGACAAAATATCACCAAACTCAACCCATCACTATTGATTTAAATCAGTTAAACACTGAGTCGGACATCACTGTCACTATTCCCTTCAATGACGTTAAAAAATTCCAACAAAGCATGTATGTGGTGTTGTTTTGGCAAGCCAAATACGGCGAGATAATAATGGATTGTAGAGATGTTTGGTTTGGCAATATTGGCAAACACATCATGGGAGCTACTACCGACATTGTAGTCCGGTATGATCCTCAGATACGCAACTGGCGGTTGACTTATTGATGCAAACCCTGTAAACTAAACACATGCGAATTTTAACCTTAGACAACATTCATTACGACCTAGATCATTTGCCTGAAGAAGTGGATGACATGAGATTTGCCATACTTGACAACTCAAATCCCCAAGAGCCAGATTATCATTTTATCCCACTGATCTTTTTGGAAAGTTTTAATGCACCTGCATTAGTATTGCGTATTGGAACCAACACTATAAAAATGCCCATGGACTGGCAAATACTCATAGGTGAACCCGAAGTGGGCGATTTGGAAGTGTTGCCATTGACATCCATAAATGATCGTGGATTTAAAGTATTTCAGTTCAACCCACTCACCAGTTTCCGCCCAAGTTTTCCGGACATTGAAATACTAGATGTGTATCACGAAGTGTCGTGGTATGCACCCAAACTAAAGAATGGCCAATTACTTTCAGTGCCACTCAACGATGACCCAGATCCAGACTGTGTGTACTTTGTGAAAGACATCAGTCGCAACTGTGAGATAGTAGACTACAACAAGGCTTGGTAACATGGCATATACCGAACCACAAATATTTGAAATGATCAATCGCTTGGCCAAGATTTACTTGGAAAGTTACCCAGAAGATCAGGAAGGTCTTGAACGATTCCTGCGCTGGGCACATGCACAATATGGCTACAAGTATGGGAACTCTTAAACCCGGCGCCACCTACATTTATGAACGTGTGGGCAATGAAGTGTATGCACGTGAAGCAGGTGCCGATCCCAGCACTAGAGAACTCATGGGCTATGGGTACGATCCGGTGAATGGTCACCAAGTCGATTATGACAAACGCACCAGTGATGGTAGATCCTTGGTTGATCATATGCGTGAAGATAAAATGTGGGGCGATATACGGCGACTAGCAAAAACCAATCCCACTTTACAAGATGCTGTGGACCGTGTTATAATGGTATACAAGTTGATCAAGGTAGACAAGTGAGCGACAAACTAAACATTGCCAATGAGATGCGACAACTAGATCGCAAGAACAGAGACTTTTACAGCGAACTCACAGATGAGGAACGCAAGAAGTTCTCCAACTATCTCATGATTCGTTGGGCGTCATGTGTGGAAGGCTCAAGAGAACTGCAAGAGTTTTATTTGATTGCCACCAACGAGCGATTGAACAAACACTTTTTCAACATCAGCCGACACCCTGAACTGCAATGGCTGTGTGCTACCACTGTGAGTCCAGACATGGGCACACCCAGACACAACTGGATCTCGCCCAAGAAGAAAGAAACAGGTGCCGGAGCAAGTGCCGTCAAAAAGCAACTGGCAGAGTTGTTTCCCACATACAAAGAAGATGAAATAGCCATGCTGGCCTCAATGACCACAAAGAAAGAACTTGATCAACACATCCGAGACCATGGCCGAGACACTAAGTGAACTAACCTGCGGCTACTGCAAGAAAACATTTCGACGAGCAGAAAGTCTTGTGGTTCACATGTGTGAGCCCAAACGGCGCAGATCAGAACGGTCGGAGCGCGGTGTTGAACTGGGCTTTCAATCTTACTTGCGGTTCTATGAGATTGCACAAGGATCGGCCAGACTCAAAACATTTGATGACTTTGCAGACTCACCTTATTATCGAGCATTTGTAAAGTTTGGCAGATACTGCTATCACACACGAGCAATCAATCCTGCACAGTTCACAACCTGGTTGTTGAAGCACAACAAAAAAATTGACAACTGGGGATCGGATAAAATCTATACCGAATACTTGTTGGACTACTTGAAAGTAGAAGCAGTGGCAGACGCACTTGCACGAGCAGTGGAGTTTGGTATAGACTGGAGTGAGAAATACTCAGCACCACCACATGATTGCCTGCGCTATGGCAGCACACATGCCATGTGTTATGCCGTCACAACCGGACGCATCAGTCCCTGGGTGATATACAACTCAGAATCAGGACAAAAGTTCCTAGGCGAACTCACAGCAGACCAAGTGAGCATGATATGGCCCTACATAGACTCAGACACATGGCAAAAGCGATTCTCAGACTATGCTGCAGACGCTGAGTACGCAAAACTAATATTGAAACAAGCAGGATGGTAACATGATCAAATCAATAATGAGCATGGGCAAGCACGTGATAGTGGGTAGTGGCAACAGTGCCAGCAACTACATCAATACCGGTGCTGGCATGATGGGTGTGGGCGACCTACGATTCAACACCAGCACTCAACAAATTGAATTCTACAACGGTCAGACCTGGCAAATATTTATTATGGCACAGGCCACTGTGGGACTCACTGGCACAGCCGAATTAGCCATTGACTGGGCACTAAATAAAATGGAACAAGAAAAAGAAGTACGGCGCATGGCCGAACAGTATCCTGCTGTGGCCGACGCATTAGGTGCGGTTTGTGAGGCCGAACAACAATTGAAAACTGTTGTGGCGCTGTGCAGAACATGATGTACAAAAAATAGCCTATATGAAAGTAGTATTATAAAAAGATTATTTACTTTTGGTTGTAGTTTTACCAGTTACTCTTGGAGTACCTGGGCAGACATTCTTGGCACCACAGCTGAAGAATTTCAAAACTGGGGCATGTCGGGCACAGGCAATCAATTCATCCTGGCCAGCATAACAGAATGTCATCAACGAAATCAATTTTGTCCAGACGACACAGTGATAGTGTGTTGGACCAACGTCATGAGAGATGATCGATACACATCACAGTGGTGTACTAGGGGCAACATCTATACCCATCCCAAGTATGATCCTGCCTGGGTACGTCAATGGATAACCGAACGTGGATGTCTCATACGAGATCTAGCAGTATTGTCAGCGGTGACTCATATATTAAAATATCATAAAGTAAACTGGCATTTTTTAAGCATGGTGCCATTTGACCAGGCTGACCAATATCGTGCCACCCCAAATACCAATCAAGATTTATTATCTTTGTATCGAGAATACCTGTCAGAAATAAAACCCAGTTTTTGGGAAACGTTGTTTGATCGAGTGCCACTGTCATTTGATGCACATCCCAGTCCTGCAGATCATTTGCGATACCTAGATCGAACACTTCCAGAATTTGGCATACCCTATTCAACAAGATTGAAAATTCAACAAGAAGATGCTGTAATAAGATCACCAGGCTACAAAAGATCCGACACTCCAATTACACCACTGATACATCGAGCATGATACACATTGATTTTCAAGGCGGTGCGCACGGTAATTATTTAGAGTTTGTGTGTAACAAAATTGCAGGAATAACTGTAGGAACACCATTTAATGCACATGGTGCATCGCATGCAAAAGTCTATACCGGAAACAAAGTATTTTATGCTGACCATTATTCTTTTTGGCCTAAGCCATTGATGTTTAACAAAGTAATTGATATACATATTGATACAGATGATTTGCTACAACTTCAACAAATCAGTTTGCTCAGAGCAGGAGATTTTGGGTATGATAACAATCAACTAGAAATCAATACCTATAACAAACTTAATAATATACACTATAAATGGGTATTAGAAAATATTGTACAAAATTTTTTCACCAATCAAATTCAAAACAGTTACAATGCAGTAAAAGATCCATCTTGGCCAATGATTGCTACATTAGATGAATTCAACGATTTGCCAGCAGAAATCAAACAAGAATGCTTAGAGCAACACAAATTAGAGTTGTTTGAGTTATCATCTGAGCGACCCAACTGCCCAAGATCTATCCTTAAGGAATTTTTTCAGATTGGATTTTTACATCCAGAGCAACACGGATTTATTGTTAGACAACAGCAAACAAAATATGATTCAACCAAACAAGTGTATCAGTGGCCGTTTCAATGTTTTTACGATATGACAGAGTTTTTGCAAGAAATCAAAAAGGTTGCTGAGTGGGCAGAAATATCATATACTTGTCAGGATGATATTGAGGAATTGCACAACGATTTTTTGAAAAGACAACCGTATAAAAACTCTAAAATCAAATGCAACACAATTATTAAAGAGATACAAAGTAACACAACGCCAAATCTTGACAATGTAAATTTAATTGAAGAAGCATATATCAACACCAAACTAGGTTGGAATTATTTTGCATGAGTGATAAATTTTCAGTATATCAGCATTGGGATCCATTAAAAATATGTGTGGTAGGACGCAGTTATCCTCCTGAATTTTATTCATGGATCACGATTTCTCATGTGAGAAGTTTGTTTGAAAAAATTGCAATCGAAACTGAAGAAGATTATCAGGCCATTATACGCAAACTTAACGAATTTGGTGTCGAAGTGTTGCGGCCCAATTTGCCAGCCAATGCATTTATCAACGGGAAATATTTTCCGCCACCTATGACTCCTAGAGATTATATGATAATGATTGGGGAAACATTTTACAAAGGGTACGAGTTAAACTTTGAAAATTTTTATGCAAAAGTAAAAGCTGAGGGGTGGCCACAGTGCAATTCTTCTGAAGAGTTTTTGACATTACCAGCCCATATACAAAATGAATGTAATGATCTGCACAATTGGTCTCAGTTGCGCGATTTTTATTCAAGTTATAATCACATATTTGATCGTATTGCACACCAAGGAAATACAATTAAAACAAATTCTATTTCCCAGGCACCTGGTGCGTATATTACCAGAGTTGGACAAGATTTGTATTTTGGCACAAATTCATACTATCAAAATCAAATTGAATATCGAAATCAGATTAATACTGAATTTGTCAATACACGTAATCACATTGTGAACACAGGAGGACACAGTGATGGAGTCTATTGTCCAGTATGCCCTGGTCTAATCATTAGTCTTAGAGATGTTCCAACTTATGCAACTACTTTTCCTGATTGGGAAGTGGTATATCTTCCTAGGCAGGGTTGGAATCAATTACATCCTTTTCTGTCATTAAAACAAAAAAACAAAGGTAAATGGTGGATACCAGGATTCGAACATGATCAAGCAGTGATTGACACAGTTGAAACTTGGTTAGGACATTGGGTTGGATATGTTGAAGAAACAGTGTTTGATGTCAACATGTTGATCATAGATCCAAAAAATGTCATAGTGTTTAATTATAATAAACAAGTATTTGATGCATTAGATCGTTACGGCATTACTCCGCACATTATACCGTTTAGGCACAGATATTTTTGGGATGGTGGCATACATTGTGTAACCAGTGATTTGCACAGAGAAGGAACCATACAAGACTATTTCCCAGAAAGAAAAAATTGAAACAAGCTGACATTGACATCGACGTTCCGGATCGTGCCCGGATATTGGAACTAATCCAGCACACACCTGCCAGGCAAATTGTGGACGGCAAACCTCGTAAACACAACTCTGGTATCTACATCACAGACATTCCGCAGGATCCCGAACACGGCTGTGCAGCCATTGATTACGAGACTGCGGAACATCGTGGCTACTTTAAAATTGACTTGTTGAACATGAGCGTGTATCAGTTGATCCAAGATCCTGCACACTACGAAGCCATGTTGTCAGCAACACCTCCATGGTCTCGACTATGGACAGACAGACCCTGGGCCTCTCAGTTGGTTCACGTGGGCAACTACGTGGATTTGATGGTGGCAATGCAACCTGACTCGATACCCAGGATGGCTGCTTTTATTAGTATTATTAGACCAGGCAAAGCACACCTACAGCGCAAGCCCTGGGATCAAGTGTTTGCTAGCGTGTGGGATGGAGATGAATTGCGTGGATATACGTTTAAAAAGTCACACGCTGTGAGTTATGCAGCCTTGGTAGCCCTGCACATGAACTTACTCAATACGACGAACTAGTGTAATTGATTTGCGTTTGCTCTTTTTGCGAGCAATGTCTATTAGGCTGCACACAGGCCCGTGCAATATTTCCAGATCTTTGTTTGAAAATGTACGCAAAGTAAAACGAAATTGATCCCAGTCCCCACGCAGGAATATGTTGATGGGTATGCTCCTATTGCTTTCCCACCACCAGGTATTGGCCAGTTCTAAGAATTCCAGTTTGTGTTGTTGTGAGAGCACAGCACCAAAGTCGTAGATGGTTGTGACAGCATCGTCTCTGTTTTGAACTATTCCAATATACTCATTGCTGGCGTACACGCAAAGAGTTATAAAGGGGTATTTTTCCGCCAGTTTTTCAAAGATGTTATTACCCATAAATACGTTTTGAGGATCCTATGTATTCAACCACCATTTACTTATATCAACAAATCATTCGGGTATTATTGATTGACACCAGTGGTGGATACTTTACTGCGAGGTACGACCCAGTGTACGCAAAAACTTTAACTGTTAACAAAGGTGTAGACAACGTTTTGTTGTTTGAGTTCATCAACCAAGACCAGAAACCTGTGAACATCACAGGCAGCACATTCCGCTTTAGATTGCTGAATCAAACTGGTGATGAGTTGTTGATTGAAAAAGATATGACTGTGCTTAGTGCTAGTCTAGGCCGGGCCAAAGTTGTGCTGGACACAGCAGATACCCTTGAAATAGTGGCACAACCTGGTAGTTACAGCATTGAGCGTACACAAGGCAACTATGTGCAGGCAGCATTCACAGATGACAATGCTGGCGCTAGAGCTGACTGTGATATTGTAGATAGTGTACTGCCACAATTTATGGCCAGTCAACCTGTAACAATTCCCACAATAAACGGCAAAAACTCATGGCCACAACCTGGACCAAGTTCGTACCCAGACTGGGCATTGAACCCACAGCCATTGTCACGCAATTATCTTACAGAATACTATTCAAGCCACATTGACACCATTGGTGCCAGTTTGACCACAATCAAGTATGACTTGGAGCACTACACCGGCACCGTCAAAGTGCAGGCAGCCCAAGACTACGAAGCTGTTTGGGTAGATGTGACATCAAGCACAGAATACTTTGATGAAACAGGAACCTTTTATATTAATGTAGTAGGGTTTCATCCCCTGTTGCGGTTGGCCATCAACAACAGTCAGGGCTATGGTGCAAGTGCAACTGCCACAGTGGTCAACGGTGTGGTCACTGGTATCGCAGTCACCAATGCTGGTTCAGGATACATGGCTGCACCTTATGTGCAGATTCTGGGCAACGGTGCTGGAGCAACAGCCATTGCTGCTCCATTCACAGGCCCAAGTGGCATTGGTGCAATCACTGTCACAAACGGAGGATCCGGGTACTTACCCTTGAACTTCGGTGGCACTGAAGCACAGGCTGTTACTGTGCTGATCACAACTGGCTACGTCACCAATATCTTTTATCGTTAAGCATTGCATTTGCGTGACAAATCTGTTACAATCAACAGATGCTTGATATCCTTGCTTGTCTACCTGCAAAAAAGAAACAAACACCTTCGGGTTGGTTGAGTTTCAATGCAGTATGTTGCCAGCACACAGGAGGTACATCGGATCGGCGAGGACGTGGCGGACTCAAAGCCACTGAGGCTGGCTGGAGTTATCACTGTTTCAATTGCTCATACACAGCCAGTTTTATGTTAGGCCGTAGTGTAAGTTACAAGGCTCGAAAACTCCTTGGCTGGTTGGGTGTTTCAGAATCAGAAATAGAGATGTTGAATCTAGAAAGTTTGAGACATCGAAGTATTCATGGCATAATACAAGATCGACAACAAACATGGAACACCCTGGCAGGTATCACATTTGAAGAACGAGACTTGCCACCGTTTGCTGAGTTGTTAACACCCGAGCATAAAACATATTGGGAGTATGTGCGTATTAGACATGTGCCCGCTGACTTTCCTGCCATGGTGCAGGTACAGAATGACGGCGTTCATTGGGTTCGACCGCATGTGGTCATACCTTTCACGCACGATGACAAGATCGTGGGATACACCTGTAGATTTTTAGACAACCGGCAACCTAAATTTATTAGCGATAGCCAACCTGGGTACGTGTTTGGTGTTGACTTGCAACCATCAAACTGGCAGCATGTGATAGTTGTGGAAGGCATCTTTGATGCACTCAGCATTGGTGGGGTGTCTGTGATGCACAACACTGTGTCAGATGCACAGGTCAGATTGATACGCAGCTTGAGTCGAGAAATAACAGTGGTGCCAGATCAAGACCAAGCCGGTGTTGAATTGATTGACCGTGCTGTGGAACTGGGTTGGGCAGTGAGCATACCTGAGTGGCCTGTGGGTTGCAAGGACGTGAATGATGCTGTGATAAAGTTGGGCCGATTAGGTGCTCTACTAACTATAATGCAATCAAGAGAAACCAGCAAGATCAAAATAGAACTAAGGAAGAAAGCACTTGTTAAAAGAATACGGACTTGACGTTCAACGTTTATTTTTAGAAATGATGTTGGAAGACGCACAGAGCTATGTGCGTGTGCAGAACATCTACAACCCGCAAAACTTTGACAAGAGTCTGAGAGCTGCGGCTGAGTTTATCAAAGAACATTCAGACAAGCACAAGACACTGCCGGACCGCATGCAGATTAGTGCCACCACCGGCATCAAACTACAAGCAGTGCCAGATCTAAACGAAGGGCACTTTGACTGGTTTATGATTGAGTTTGAGCAGTTTACCAAGCGTCAGGAACTAGAACGTGCGATTCTTAAGGCAGCAGACATGCTGGAAAAGGGCGACTTTGAACCTGTGGAGAAACTGATCAAAGATGCTGTACAAATATCCTTGACCAGGGACATGGGCACAGACTATTTTGCAGATCCGGCTGGTCGCATCAACAAGTATTTCAACTCAGGTGGACAAGTGTCTACAGGTTGGCCACAACTGGACAGATTGTTGTATGGCGGATTTAGTAGAGGTGAACTCAACATCTTTGCCGGTGGATCAGGCTCGGGCAAAAGTCTTGTGATGATGAACATTGCACTTAACTGGTTGCAACAAGGACTTAGTGGGGTGTACATCACACTGGAACTGAGTGAAGAACTCACAAGTTTGCGAACAGATGCTATGTTGACCAATATGAGCACCAAGGACATTCGCCGGGACATTGACACTACAGAACTCAAGGTCAAACTGGTAGCAAAAAAATCCGGCAACTATCAAGTCAAAGGCTTGCCGGCACAAAGCAACATCAATGACATACGTGCGTACTTGAAAGAGTATCAAATACAAACAGGTAAACGTGTGGACTTTGTGATGATTGACTACTTGGACCTGTTGATGCCGGTGAGTGCAAAGGTCAGTCCCAACGACTTGTTTGTGAAAGACAAGTATGTGAGTGAAGAATTGCGTAACTTGGCCAAAGAACTGGGGTTCTTGATGGTGACTGCGTCACAGTTGAATCGATCAGCTGTGGAAGAAATTGAATTTGATCACAGTCATATTTCAGGTGGTATATCTAAAATCAACACAGCGGATAATGTGTTTGGCATCTTTACCAGTCGTGCCATGAAAGAGCGCGGCAAGTATCAGATACAGTGTATGAAGTCTCGAAGCTCGACCGGCGTTGGTCAAAAAATTGATCTGGAGTACAACATTGAAACCATGCGCATTACTGACGAAGGCGGAGAAGATGGAGATGCTTATTCAAAGAAACCATCTGTATCCATCATGGACTCAATCAAGGCCCGCAGTCAAGTTAGCTCGGCTAGTGGTGACGCAAACACACCTCCATGGGAAGGTGCGGAATCAGCCGCAAAAGTCACAGCAGACGTTCAAAGTGCAAAACTAAAACAACTGCTGGGCAAGATCAAAACTGGTTAAGACGATGTAACCACGTTGGTCCAAGTGGTTGCGCCATTGGTGTTGATGTACATCCTTGTGGTAGTTGAACTGCCATCAGTTCGCAAATACAATGATCCTTGAGCAGCACTCAATGTGGGTGCACCAGAACCAAAAAATATGCCAAGATTAGCAGTGCTGGACATTTTGTAACCTGCACCTGCTGTACCGCCAACTGGAATAGCAGTTCCGGAAAGTATTGTGGCCGCACCCACAGCAGAAACCACTGCACTGCTCAGCACATTGCCGCCAGTGACATTGCCCGTGACAGTTATTAAACCTGCAGTATTGACATTACCGCCAGTTACATTACCAGAGGCCGACATCTGCCCAGTTGTGCGCAAGTTGCCACCAGTTACATTGCCTGTTGAGCTGACAAAACCACCAGTGAGTAAATTGCCACCAGATATGTTGGCTGTGGTTGTGACATTGGCTGTGGAGTTGACAGCACTGAGCACGTTGCCACTCAAACTCAATGTGGTAGAAAGCAAGTTGCCACCTGTGACATTGCCAGTTGCCAAAACAATCCCGCCAGTGAGCATATTACCGCCTGTGACGTTGCCCGTGGCGCTAACCAATCCGCCAGTGAGCAAGTTGCCAGCCGTGACGTTGCCTGTAAATGTAGAACCAGTGACCACAATGTTGCCCACAATGTCACCAGTCACATACAAATTGCCACTAACGCCCACACCGCCAGCCACAATCAGCGCACCTGTACCTGCATTGGTGCTCACAGCCGTGTTGGCAATGGTCACTGTGTTGGTGTAATAGTTCAACGGTCTAGTAAAATCATACATGACAATTGTGGTACCAGCATCAATGGTGCTAAACCCAAATTCAAATGTGCCAGCAGTGGCAAATGTCAGCACACTGGATGCAAGTCCTTGTATGGCAGTTGTGCCCTGTAATACTGTGGCGGGCAGAGTCATGGTGCGACCAGCAGCATCTACGGTAACTCGCAATCGTATCATGCCAAATGTGCCTGTTGGTGGCCAAGTAGCGGTGTTGAATGATAGAGTTATGTTACCATTTATTGCAATAGTTTGATAGGGACCAGCATTGCAGTCTATGCTCACAGTGCCCGAAGTGGTTGCAAGGGCGACCACAGTGCCCGACATGCCACGCACTTGTGCATTGTAGATCACATTGTTGGCCATGTTGTTGTCCAGGGTTGTGCCAGTTAGTGCAGCTTTGAACACACCTTTTGACTGCAGGTCATTTAGTTCGTCCTCTGCGTATTGAAAGTTTGTTTTGATGTTGGTAAAATTGTCGCGCATGCCCTGTGTGTTGTTGCTGACACCGGCTACGGGATATTCGCCGTTTATGTTATCTGGATTAATTTGACTGGTCATACTGGTTCCTTGTATTAGATATTTATTGCCACAGCAGTTCCGCTAAATAATCCAAAGGCCCTTGAGCAAATGCAAAAGAAAACTAAAAGCATATTGGAAGAACTGGACAGTCTGTACATAGAACGTGATCGTAAAGCCATCATTGAAACTCGCGCCAGCAATCTAATAGAAACAGCCATTCGTTTGCTGGAACAAATTGACGCTGAATTCTCGCCTGACCAAGCAGAAAATCTTCAGCGCAAACTGCTGAATGCAATACGTCACCGAGATACCACTAAATTCTCAAGGTCCGTTAGGAGAACCAATGCAGATATTTGAACTCACACAGTCCAAAAAGCCTATCCTCAAAGAGTACGACCCCAACAGATCTCCACAAAAGAAAAATTTTGGTACTGGTGTAGGCCCAGGTGTACAACCACAGATGACTGGCACACCCAGAATGAAAGGAGCCCCGCAGGCCTCTGCCGCACCACAACTGCCAGCACCTGCAACAGGTGCTGTAAAACCAGCTGCCACTGCCCCTGAACTACAAACAATTGATACACCGGCGCGATTGTCTGGACCCGAACCTACAAAACAAATTGGCACAAATTATGATCCCAATGTTGTTGACGTTGTGGCCAAAGAAAAATCTCCTCAACAAGCCTTGGCAGCACCTACTCCAGCACCTACTCCAGCACCTACTCCAGCACCTGCTCCAGCACCTGCTCCAGCACCAGCAGCGTCACCCAGTCAGCCCACATACAATGTGCCATTGGCCAATGTGCCTGCGCAACCTGCCATTATGCCGACAAACATGTCAGCCACAGGTGCTCCTGTAGCTGCACCAGTAGTGGCAGCACCAAGCACACCTGGTATCAAAGGATCTAGAACTGGTGCTATTGTAGGGGCATTAGGTAACAAATTACAACAAAAACTGGCTGCTGATGTTGGACTCAGTGGTGTTCCTGACACAGGTGACAACAATGCTTATGGTGACCAACGTGCGGCTGCTGCCAAGGCCGCTGGACCGCTAATTAGCCAACAGGCACGTCAAGAATTAGCCAAATGGAATCAAGCAGTGGCCAACACAGTCAACCAAGCCGGTATCAACGTTGATCCAACTATGCGTAAAAAGAACCCAACTGCAGGCATCGGACAACTGTCCCCGACCAGCCGCAATGCGCTAAAGCTCAGTTTGATGAATCAAGTAAATTCAAACTTTTTGCAAAAACAATTAGGCAACAACTACAAAGAACTTCCAGAATATGTAGATGACACTGCACAACAAGAAGCAGCCGCACAAATAGCAAAATTAGACAATGCTATAAACGCTATATTAAATTTTAATGCTCCTAAAAGTGACGCAGCGGCAGAGTTACAACGCTGGCAAGATTTATCACAAGCCACGTATGACATGCTATCATTGATGCAGTTTCACCCCAAGACCGTGACACGGCGGGTACCTAACGCACCTGGTGTTAAATCTACTGCACCGGGCACTGCACCCGCCAACCCTGAAGTAGAACAAGTATTGGTAAGGATGGGATATTCTGATTCGCAGGCTAGAGTGTTGGCTAAAAAAGTACCACAAGGTACAAGCACTCAGGAGGCCGTAAAACAAATACTTCAAGGTAGAATAGCAGAATCTCTGACTTGGAGTCAAAGTTTTGATCCCAGCCGAACATTATTGAAAAAAATTAGACAACTATGAAAAGCCTACGCACACTACTAGAAGGCGGCAATGTGTTCAAAGACGCAGATGGCCAACCACTTACAGGTCGCATCAATCAAAGTGATGTGCCTGCCACAGTGGCCTGGATTGAACAACTAACTGGCATAGAATTTCCACGTGAACGCTGGCTGGGCTCAACTGGCAAAGCTGCCACATCGGGTGACATGGACCTGGCTGTGGATGCAAATGAAATATCTAAAGATCAATTGGCCGCAAGCCTAACACAGTGGATAGTGGGGCACAAACTACCGCCTGCAGAATGGATCAAAAAAGGCGGAGAAGTTCACTTACGCACACCCATACAGGGACGCCCTGACCTGGGTTATGTTCAAACCGACTTCATGTTCTTTCCCAATTTGGACTGGGGCACATTCTACTACAATCAAGGCGCAGGATCAGCCTACAAAGGCATGAACCGTGCAGTGCTGATGTCAAGCCTGGCCAAGTATCACGGACTTACGCTGGGCAGTAATGGCGTGATTAGCCGAGCTACCAAGCAATTGGTCACAATGGATGTTGATCAAGCAGCAAAAATGATTCTTGGACCTGGAGCCACAAGAGACAGTCTCAGCACTGTGGAAACCATATTTGCCGCACTAGCAAAAGACAAAGATCGAGAAGTCAAGATCAAAGACTTCCGTGAGTATTTGACCCGAGAAGGCTTGCCGCAACCTGATGCTGTGACAGAAAATACAGACACTTACTTCTTGGCAAGACTACGTGATAGAATTGTGAACCAAGGCATGCAACCTCTAGTGGAAACTGAGCCAGCCAATCCTTATCGTATCTACGAAGCTGACGAAGCCGGGGTTGGTGGCAAAGCCAAGGGCATTGAACACTTGGAAGACTATGTGTTCCGTAACGGATTACCCGGTGTGACCAAAGCATTACAAATTGTGGCAGCGGCCGCTGCTGCACCCACCAAGACCACCACTGTGAAATGGGACGGAAAACCTGCTGTGATATTCGGGCGCAAACCTGACACAGGACAGTTTGTGCTGACAGATGGATCAGGCTTTGAAGCCAAGGGCTATGACGGCCTGGCCACAAGCCCACGCATGATGGCTGACATTCAAAGCACACGTTCTGGTGCTAGAGGCGAGCTGATTCAATTGTATGCCACATTGTGGCCCAAGCTAGAAGCAGCCTTGCCCACCAACTTTCGTGGTTATGTCAAGGGCGATCTGTTGTACATGTCGACACCACCATTAGAATCTGGCAACTATGTGTTCACGCCCAACACAGTGCCCTATAGAATTCCAGCAAAAACTACACTGGGACAACGTATTGGTGCCAGCAACACAGGTATTGCCATGCACTCCATGTATGCAGACGCAGGCGATGCCCGTCAGCCCTTGAGTGGTGTGCGTTTTAATGAAGTGCCCGGTTTGTTGTTGATTGAACCCATTGGTGGCAAAGAAATTGTGCCTGATGCTGGGTTGATCAAACAAATCCAATCTGTGGCCAACAGTGGGGATGGCCGCGCCATTGCCACACTGTTCAACCCTGCAGAATTGCGAGCTCAGCAGATCACAGATCTAGCAAAACTGTGCGTGGACTACATCAACTTCAGAATCAAAACCAGTGGCGACTTTGACAACTTGTTGCCTGGGTTTGGTGAGTGGTTGCAGACCAAGGTCACACCCAAGAAATTTGCCAACATTGTAGAATACCTAAAAAGTCCAGCCAGCAATACAGGTGCACTGGCAGCGGCATTTACCCTGTTCTTGTTGTTGCATGATTTGAAACTGGACATACTGAAACAGTTGGATTTAAAAGATCCCGGGCACGAGGGTTGGGTAATGGCCACTGATGCAGGCTATGCCAAAGCAGTGAATAGATTTGATTTCTCAGCAAGAAATGCGGCACAAAACAATCCTCAACCGGGGTAATTTTTACCGAATGTATAAATAAAAGCAGGTCCAACAAGACCACTTAACCCTAAAGGAAATTTATCATGGCACAGTTTACAAAAACAAACGGAACCGCACAACCAGTATTTGCACTGGACGTGGCCAACGGTTCAATCGCAGGAACAGCCAACGTTGCGGCCCAAGGTCCAGTACAAATTGCTGGTCCAAAACTGGACTTCTTCTCATTCACAGCCAACGCTGCCCTTACCAATGCTGGTAACGTCAACGGTTACCTGAACAATGTGTTGCAAGCAATTCAACAAACTGGCGTTATTGCCATGTATCAAGCCGGTGCAGTGGCAGGTGTTATCAACTTGGCCATCTACCCAGCAGGTGCTTACACCACAGCTACCATTGTTACCGCTGCTCAAACAGCCAATGCCACAGGTGGTTTGAACATTGGTATCCCAACTGCCAACGTTGCTGCTAGTGCAACATTCACTAACCTGTAATCAGTTTAGTTCCAACCCAACCCTGGACGTAAAAAATCCAGGGTTTCTTTTTGGCGTTAAATATGCGCATAATGAAAGTCATGTGCCGCACTCTTTTTGACTGCACCTTTACTGGTGTCACTGGACATCTCCGACCACAGCAGTTGCCTTTTGTCACAAAAACAGGCCTGGTGATTGACACGCCTGACCAATGGAATCGCAGTCGCAATCAGCAACGCAACTGGGAAAGCATATTGCAGATCATCAGCCTGAGAACACAGCCCATGAATGTTGTGTATCCAGTGAAACAAAAAGACGGATGGCATTTTGAATTTGAAGTAGAAGCAGAGGGCGTTCTCAGCAGTGAGTTTGGCAGCAGTGATCTAGCAGGACTTGTAGCAGACTGTGAAGCCGTGCCCATGGTCACAGGCTTAGACGAAGCAGAAGTAGTCACTGCCACACTGCATGCTCAAGGCACCAATCAGAACATTTGGTTCTCAGCCATAAATACGCCATTGGAGCCTGAACATGGTTGATACTACGGATATTGAAAAGAAAAGTCTTGAAGCTCACGTGGAGTTGTGTGCCGAACGTTACCGCATGCTGGAACTCAAAATAGAAACAGTGGAACAAGAAGTTGGCCACGTCAAACACATGGTCACTGAAGTGCATGGCATTGTGCGCAAGATGGGTGAAAAACGCAACGATCAAATCATTGCCTGGGGCATAGGTATTATTGGTGCATTGCTGGGTGTTGTGGCGTGGTTGGCCACTCACTATGTTAAAACACTATGACCCGTGATCAAAAATTAGAACGCTTTGCCGAGCGTGAACTCAAACGTGTGTACACTGAACTTATCATTGACGATGAACATGGTGGATATGTAGCGTTTGGACGTTATCATGTA